TATATTTACTTTCTTCTATAAAAGGTAATCGTTGTTCTTCTACATTAGTGGTATCAGGCATTGTCCAATACAAACCACGAACATTACCACCTGTGATACTTCGTTCATCACCTGGTATTCGATTAATGCAAATAGCATTGAAATCAATATTAGCTGGGTTATCAGTTTTAAAACCTAAATGATATTTAAAATCAAGGTATTCTTTACCAAGTCTTTCAGTATCAATATTCAGGTCAACTCTATCGTGGTGTTTGCTTATGTGTTCTAATATCATACGACTATTTAGTCAACACACAGAAAAGTAAACTTCGAGTTTTCCGAGAATCCGAGTCCGAAATTAATTAATCGCATATTGAATAACAAAGTAAAACAGAAAGAACATTATCAATACTGTTTTGACCTGCTTCCGTAGAGGAGGGTCTTCTAGTGGGTCCATTAGGACTATTTAGTTTTTCTAAAGTTTATATTCATGTTTATTCTAGTGTAGGTATCTGTTTGTGTAACAGATTCATGTTCTACATTACCATAGAATAAGAGACCGCAATTTTCATTAGAAGTATAAAGTTCACCATCTTTAATCTGCGTACCACCGTTATTACTATTAAGATTATATACAAAGGTATAGTAATCTTCACTGCCTGTCATATCTGTATGGAAACCACAATGATAATGTTTATTACGATTTACAAATAGATTAACTTTAGACCTCAATAACTCTAATGGCGATTCAAGATGTTTAGATAATTGTTTTAATAACATAGTAACATGTTTTTCAGAATGTTCTAAGTGCCATCCTTTTTCAAATAGTTTTTGAGTAAAATAAAAGTTATTATTAGAAAACTGATTTACTTGACTATTGTAATACCATGGACAATCAGCTGAAGTATAAAAGTCTTGTAACTCTCTAAACTCTTCAACATTTAATAAGTTATTAATAGTCTGCATATTTAATCTCTGTATTAAAAGATAATGACACTCTATCTTCATTTAAAGCATTTCTATCTACTGAGTGTTCTAACCATGATGGAAACAAAACAAGTAGTCCTGATTTTGGTGTTATTTCAAAAGTATGACAATTAACATCATTATAATCTTCAAACCATTTTTGGTGCCAAGATAATGTTTTTGTTTTGTCAGAATGATGAAGTAATAACTTACCATGGTCTACACCTAATCCATTCACATAGTAGACGCCAGATATAAAACCGTTATGAGCATGTGGCACATTATAACTATGTTTGTTATTAATGTTTAACCATTGATTGGTAAAGTTGATATGGCAACCTTCTTTTATATTCAATACAGAGGTGTAATCTTTTATCTGTAACATAATCTCAGACATAAGATTAAACACATTATTAAAGGGAATAGTATTAGACTGCCAGCCACCTTTATTGGATATTCGATTACCTGAGTCCGAATTTTTTAGAGAATATGCATATTCAGAAAGACACTCATTGTCTATACCTTCAAGCATTTGCATATGTATTGGAGTTGGAAAAATATTCATTATAAAATCGCCCTATTCATTACACATCTATTTATATGGACTCTGGAGCTTCCTTGAAGTCGGCACACCGATATATATACAAGTTAAACACCTCAACAGCTGCGACACAATATAATGGTTGCCATTCTCACAGATATAGAGTATAATGAATGTATGAATGAAATAAAAAATAAAGACTTCTTAGAAGAAACCATCAAAGAACAAGAACTGTTAAACATTAGTTATAAACAATCAAAACAACATAAAGCAGATAGACACTTAGAATCATTTAGTGATGATTTGAGAAATAGTATAATAAAGAAAGTGAGTAGTAGAAACATGATAAGACCTTATACACCAGATGAAGAAGAAATATTAAGAAAAGGATTGAGTGAGAACAAACATAGAACATCATAGGGCTGCGTCATAATTAACCAGTTTTATGGCTTGACTTTGAGCTTAAAATAGTGTATTATATTAGTATATGAACAACAAAAAAGGACAAATAACTATGACATTAGATGATAAAGAAACTAAAATTTTACTCACAATACATAAAGAAGAATTAAATATAATAGAGAGAAAAAAAAACTTAGTAGCGTTAAAAGAAATTCTAAAAGATTATAAAGAAAAAAAAGACCATTATATTAAAACTGATACTTTTGATAAAAGAAAAAAAATTATACAAGACCTTATAAAATATAACTTTAAATTAACAGAAATAGAAGATAAAGATGTTGATATTGATAATGACTATATTTGTTTATTTAAAGGTGTTCATAAAAGATTATTGCACCTATATGTACAAAATAAATCTTTAGAAGAAATAATGAAAGATAAGACCATTATTAAATTTGTCTATAAACAATTTGGCCATTACAAATACTATTACAATAAAGTAAATAAAATACTTAGCAATAAAGAGTTATTTAAAAATGAATTAAATGCCATCTTTAAATACGCAAAAGATTATATTGATGAATATAATGTAAGAAAGAAAAAACTAAAAGAGTGTTATAAAAGAAAATCAACAATAATAGAACATTTGTCTTGGACACACGATTACATTCCAGACACCAAGTTAGAAAACAGTTACATATAATATGACCAAAATCGAAATAGATGATTAGAGGTTGTGTAGGGTTTAGTATTATAAGTGGTCACCTCGTAGGTGATATGATACTCGTAAGAGGTAAGAAAGTAGTACATATACCATTACCTATTGGAGTGTATCATGTAATGGCACAACTTTGGAAGAGTAAAAATATCCTCGGAAAATTTCTATTTAAAGATAGTAGAACCGAACTCTATTCCGTAATAGAGAAAAATCAGCCATCCAATTCCCTTTAATAGAAAGAAAGTGAATACTGAGTAACCAGCTAGTTTTGCGTTTCTTTTGAGTTTGTTCATTTTATTGTATCCTGTAGTAGTTTGGATATCCAGAAAAAAAATAAAGTATTAAATATATGTCTTATGATTGTTATTACAAATATAGTTTAGCGAATCACTTTAGTTCCGTAAAGCGCTTTTCCACCATGGTTTTCTAGGGGTTAAGGTCTATTCGACTGCCTCTATGAATGACTGCACCTGTTGTATTCGAAGTCTTAGAGCCACTCACAGTTTCGTTCTTATTACCTCTCACATCTAAATTCATATTGCCACCAATCTTCATGTTGTAATCGCCAGCCACATTGGTATTCAGCTTACCGTCTTTGAGTACCACATTCATATCGCCTTTATCTATTTGTATATTCACAGACGCATTAGGACCTATCTGTATGTCATAGTGGTTGTTCTCTTCACCATTCTTATTAATGTATATCTTATGTCTGCCACCTATGGTAAGGTCAGCATTGCCTTCAATTATCGCTTGCCTTTTACCTGAAACTATGTTATAATGGTCGCCCTTAACTATATTCACCTGTGTACCATTCGGAAGAATCTCCTGTGAGGTGCCTGTTCTATGGCTAGTAAACAACCTCTCGTTGTCTTTGGTGTCGTCTATCTCTGATATATGTCCACTCTCTGATTCAAATACATGATTGTAAGGATAAACGGCCGCATAGGGTATAGTCGGTTGGTCCCATGTATCCGAATCACTTGCGGTAATCTCTGTGCTGATATGTTGTTGTATAGGTATCAAGTCAAAGTCGGCTGTTGGGACGCCAGTCTTCCTCGTTAATTTTCTTAATTCTAAACCTAAATGTGGGTTATTACTATCATTGGTTGCCAACCTATTGGTGTCAACCTCATCCTTATACTTCGGATAAACACCGTTAGGGTCATAGAAACCCTTAGAGGAGTCTGCCAACTCTGAGGGCTTGCCAGGTAAAGTACCCATTATCATAGGCTCTTGCATATTATTTCCATCACGGAAGTAACCAAACACCCATGCGCCTTCTACAATAAAACCTGGACTAGAACCTAAACCACTAATACCACTAGAGGTAATAGGATGAATCAACTGCGACCATGGTAAATCTTCCGTAGGTAAGTCATCTTTATTATCTGTATGAATACCCACACAGCGCACTCTGAGTCGGCCAAGTTTCTGTGGGTCTTGCCGGTCTTCAACTACGCCGTTAAACCATATGAAGCCGTTTCTTCCTAAAAAATTGTTGTCTAGCATGTTATTATTTTCCGATATATGTCTGCCTTTAAAGC